ATAAGTTTTATTTAATTAAAAAAGTAAAATGTAATTATGTTCGTATGTAAAATATTTAATCTTAAATGGGGTAATCAAGATTGTCACAAGAAAATAAAGTTTACTATTTTTCCTCTATAGGTCAGACGGACGTTGAGGTAACAGACGAATTTGAAAAAACAGCTGCTGAGGCGGCTGCACTTCCCATTGGTGTAAAGTTTCCGTTACAGATTAGTTACGAAATGGGTAGCTTAGTTGTGATGCATAAAAATTTAAAATCACAAATAAAAGATAATTTTAGAAATATGATTAAAACAAACTGGGGGGATAGATTAATTCATCAAGATTTTGGTGCAAATCTAAGCCCGCTAGTATTTGAGCTGGGCACTGAAAATGTCATTTCAGAGGCGGTAGCACGAATTCAAAAAACAACTCAGAAATATATGCCATTTATTGAGCTTTTAACTTTTGAATCCCTAGGCGAGCCCTGGGAGGACGGGGGTGCGGATATGGTGTCTATTAAAATAGTATATAGCATTGATGGTATAACAGGCAAAATGATAGAAGATGTGATCAACATTGCAGCAGAGATTGCAGGATAGAATATAATGGGCAAAACAGAAATTGGCAAAAATTTAAGAAAGGGAAGTAATAGATCATTTCTTGCAAGAGACTTTGAGTCATTAAGAACGCAAATGATTCAACATGCAAGGATATTCTTTCCAGATAAAATCCAAGACTTTTCAGAATCAGGTTTCGGTGGTTTAATGGTGGACCTTGCTGCAACTGTTGGTGACAATTTATCATTTTATTTGGATCACGAGTTTAGAGAGCTTGATCCACTCCTTGCTGTAGAACTTGACAATATTTTGATGCACCTAAAGAACTCTGGGGTTGCTGCATATGGCGCCTCCCCTTCGTCTGTGGACCTTACATTTTATATTGAGGTTCCAGCAGAGAAAACAGTCACAGGTTATTTGCCTAAAAGATCGGCATTACCAGTTCTGCTACAAGGAACTTCCGCAACATCATTTGATGGTATATCTTTTACAACTCTAGCGGATTTAGACTTCGGAGAGTTAGACATCAATGATAACTTAATCTGTGATTATGAAGTAACAGAATCATCTACAAGCGGGGTTCCATTAGTTTATAAAGTTTCAAGAAAAGTTGCGTCATCATCTGGGAAAGAAGAAACAGAGAACTTCTCAATACCAGATTCACATGTTCCATTTAGGGAACTAACATTGTCTAAAGAAGATATTTCTCTTATTTTAGATGTTTATGACAGTTCGGGAGATGAGTATTATGAGGTTACAGCCTTATCACAGGATACTATTTTTAAGGCTGTAAGAAATACAAATAGAACTGATGCTTTAGAGGTACCAAGTAATATAGAGGTTGCCCCAGCTCCTAGGAGATTCGTAAAAACGTATAGGCCAACGACAAGATTAACAAAAATAAGGTTTGGCTCAGGTGATGTAGATGTTCTAGACGATGATATAATACCAGATCCCAGTGATTTATCACTAGATTTGTATGGAAGAACATATACACCTAGGTTCTCAATTGATCCAAATTCTTTACTACAAACACAGACATTGGGAATGTCACCAAAAAATACAACGATTACCGTTCGTTACAAATATGGTGGTGGAATATCACATAATGTTGCTAAGGGTGCTATTGTCACGCTTGATGATTTCCTCATTGATTTTAGAAATAGCCCAGTAGGCACAGAGGCACTTAATGTAAGGCAAAGTATCACCGTAGAGAATGGTACGTCTGCCCAAGGTGGTGCTGCAGCTCCGTCGATAGAAGACCTAAGGGTATTGATAACTTCGGCAAGATCATCACAATCAAGGGTGGTTACTAAAGAAGATTTATTGGCAAGAATTTTTACAATGCCGTCAACGTTTGGCAGAGTGTACAGGGCATCTATTGCCCCAAATCCCGTAAATTCATTAAGCTCGATACTCTATATTATCACAAAAAACCGGCAAGATAATCTAGCTATTGCACCAGACACATTAAAGAAAAACCTAAGTAGATACTTAAACGAATTCAGGCTGATTTCAGATGCGATGGACGTTTTAGATGCTCAGGTGATAAATTTTGGTGTAAAGTATGGTGTGATAGTAGCTGGAAATGTTAATAAAATTCAAATCATTCAAAATATCAATAATCAAATTTCAAATATATTGGATAACAGATATTTTCAAATAGATCAGCCTATTATAATAGATGATATTACTAACGTTATTATCAATACAGACTATGTTATAGCGCTAACAGAACTAAGCGTTTTGGCTAGAACTGGAAACGTTGAAGATAGAAAATATTCTGACAGTACGATCTTAATTGATCAAAACACAAAGGGCGGAATAATATTTGGTCCACCGGGATCAATATTTGAGCTTAAGTTTCCAGAAAATGATATTATTGGTTCGGCAGCATAAGGAAATAAAATGAAGATATTCTGTACAGCAAGCCAAGATTCATATATCACGGATAAAATTATTGATAATAAGTTACGCGCAGAAGATGCCAATGTCGGGTATGCAGGGACATTGGACCTTTTTAAGCTATGGAATGAAACACTTATTGATGGATCAGGTTCTCAGGTAGAGTTATCAAGAATTTTAGTCAAATTTGATTATTCAAAAATACAAAAACTAACATCATCCATTTTAGATCTATCAAATTTTTCAGCAACTTTAAAATTATTTGATATTAAGACCGGTGCTGCGGTTCCTGCAAATTTCAATATAGCTGTGATGCCATTATCACAGGCATTTGATGAAGGGGTAGGAAGAGATACTGCAGGGTTCGATGATCTTGATTCTTGCAATTTTTTAACAGCATCAACAACTGGAACCACGGCGACACCTTGGTTTGCATCTGGTGCCAATGCGGAAGGGTCCTTAGGGGACCCGTCTATAGATATTTGTTCAACGGCAAATTTCCTAGATGGTAATGGTCTACAGACAGTATTAGGTTCTAAAAATCTAGAGGTCGGAACAGAAGATCTATCTGTAGACGTTACGAAAATAGTTTCTGCCTCTGTTGCAGGGCAAATGAGTAATCATGGATTTAGAATTTCGTATAGTGGCTCTGAAGAAACAGACAAGACATCGAGGTTTGTGAAACGATTTGCTTCGAGACATGTTATAAACCCATTGTTAAGACCAAGGATTGAAGTCTCATTTGATAATAGTATCCAAGACAATCACAGAAACTTTTTCTTTGATTTATCAGGCTCTTTATTTTTAAATTCATATGAACGATCGACCCTTGCAAATCTAGTTTCGGGAAGTACCTTGTCACCTGTGACTGGTGATAACAGTCTACTTCTGAAGTTAAGGTCAGGAAGCTGTGAATTTATTATGACGGCTTCACAACATACAATGGGAACAAAGGACATATTGGGAAACAGTGGTGTAACAGGATCATATGTTGCATCATTTGCAATTAATTCATTTGGGTCATCATCTGTAAATAGCACGGACACTCTCGAAGACTTTATTATAAAAAGTGGGTCCGTTGTTTTTGATGAATACTGGTATTCTCTTGATAATAACGTTGGATTTCATACAGGCAGCGTCGAGATAAAAAAAGCAACTCGGTCTACTACAGGCTGGATAACGAGGGAACCACATATTGATATAACAAATATCAATCATGAATATAGGGTTGCTGATGAAGTTAGGTTTAGGCTCTTTGGAAGAGATTTAATAAACGAACAAAACACGCCGGTCAAAAAACCAATTAAATTAAAACCTATTATTTTTGAAAAGATGTATTATAGGGTTAGAGATATAAAAGAAAATAGTGTGGTAATTGACTTCGGCGAAGATGATAATTCAACACGGGTATCTACAGACAACGATGGAATGTTTTTTGATTTGCACATGGATGTCTTACCAAAGGGTCACACTTATGCGTTGGAATTTTTAATTGTAGAGCGTGGTCGACGTAATATTATAGTCAATAAATCTTTACAATTCGTGGTCAGCTGAGATGGCAAGAGATCAAAAGATATTTGACAAGTCAGTTCTCTTTAAACCGGGTGTAGTTAGAAAACTAAGGGGTACAGCACAGATCAATAATATCACCATGGCAGGTGATCCCAATTCCTCCCAGGGAGAATCTAGAGGTATCAATTCGGCCAGCTTCAGATATGATCCACCAGGATTTCCCCTTAAGAGTACACAACAATTGAATGTTGATTGGAGCATGTGGGAAAACCATACGTTTTTTAATTCTGCTCAAGTAAAGGTCCAGACGGCATTTGATAAAATTATTAATAGATATCCGTTCGATGGTACGAAGACAGAATATACCAAATATATAGATAGCCTAACAGGGTTTGACAAATACATTTTGGATATATTCCCAAAAAATAAAGGATGCCTAAAATTTGATAATACAAACTTTTTAGAGGTGAATGATTTTCAAGGGACTGGTATCACAAAAGGATCCCAAGGTGCAAAGGGAACATTTGTGCTAGACTTTAGTTACAAACCCTTTACGGTAGAATCATTTGTTTATATCCCCAATGTATCAAATGGTAATCAAGTCATTTTACAAAAAATATCCGGAACATCAGAGGGCATAACGCTAGCTATATCTCAAAGTGCCGGCCCATCGGCGGAATTATTTTCATTCTTAAGCACAGGGCTATTAACTCTAAGTTCTAGCGTGACTATACAAAAAAATAAGTTTAATCATATTGCAACCGTATATGATAGAAATGATACAGGCAGACTTCTAATGTTTGTTGATGGCATTTTAGAGGCGTCTTCATCTCAATTTGCAAAATTTGATAATTTTAGTTTTCAAGAAGCACAGTTGACAATCGGCAGTGGCACAATTCACTCTGCTCAAAATTGGGAGTTTACACCCCAAGCACAATTAACGGGTGCATTAGACGAACTAAGATGGTTTCATGAAAGAAGATCAAATAAACAGATAGTTAACTTTAAAGATAAAAATATATTTTCGTCAAAAAATAAAAAATTGATGTTGTATTTTAGATTTAATGAGCCATCCGGTAGTTTTGGAACACCAACTAGAACTGGTAATGAAAACTTAGTATTAGATTATAGTGGCAATGGATTACATACACCAATTAGTAATTTTGACATGTCACAAAGAAACACAGCATCACTCCCGGTCTCACTAGTTTCAGAGTTAGCTAGCGACTCGCCTGTATTATTTCCATCGTTTGATGGTGTGGGTACCCTAGGTATAGATCTACTTTCGTCAGGTGCCCAATATGATGCGAACAATCCAAACTTGATAACACGCCTCGTTCCAAAACATTACTTTATTGACTCTGCGCTTGAGGAAGGATTCGAGACAGAAGCAGGCGATATAAATAAAAACTACGCCTATAAAAAAGATATTCCAGGAGGCGGAAGGATGCAATCGTCACAGGTTATCTCTTCGCTTTTATACATTTGGGCTGACCAGTTTGACGAATTAAAAATGTTTGTAGATGAGTTTGGTAGGGTTCTTAATGTAGACTACTTATCAAATCAAACAATTAGTGACCAACTTTTGCCATTTTTGGCAAGATACTATGGGTTAAATCTTCCCAATGCATATGCAAATGCCACAATGGCACAGTTCGTAGACGGCGAAGACATTTTAGAAAGTAAATTAAAAAGTGTAAGAGGCCTACAAGACATCCAGAACATTCTTTGGAGGCGTGTGCTGTCTGATTTCCCAGAGATCATAAAATCAAAGGGTACCCTGCACTCAGTGAATGTTCTATTCAGAAACATGGGAATAAACCCGAATTCTACATTTAGAATTAGAGAATATGGAGGTTCAAGAACATCATCAATCTCAGATTCGTTCGAGAGAAGAAACGAAATAGCTGCCATGTTAGACTTTTCAGGTTCAAATTCCCTGCCTGGTATAATAGGCGGTTCTGGCAAAGATTCAAGTAGGCCGCTGGTTCATTCATCATTTCTTTCTGCATCACGTATAGAGCCCGGTTTACCAAATATACGAGGCACAATGGTGGGGGGACTATCTAACAACGCTAACGACGGCTTGTTCACTAGCGGCTCCTGGAGCGCCGAAGGCGTCTTTAAATTGTCAGACAAAACAACACAGAGTTTAATTAGAATACAAACAACTGGTAGCCAAAGTTCTAATGCATCTAATAACTGGTTAATTTTTAATGTTGTTGCAATACCTGAGAACAAATCAACCTCGATAACAGGATCAGTATCACTCTTTGGTAGGCCGGCTGGGGGATCCAGCGCTCAGACTCTAGAAATGCATATCACTGGAGTTAATATTTTTGACAGTAATAAGTGGCATGTTGCTTTTGGGCGGAGCAGAAATGATACGATTTCTTCATACACATCATCAAGTTACTTCTTTAGGCTGGGAAGAATGGGAAGTACGGAAATATCTGAGTATCATTCTACGGCTTCATATTTTGATGACTCTGGAAACAATGTAATGAATCAGTTGTCAGACACAACAAACGCATCTGGCTCATTTATAGCTATTGGGTCCCAAAGCCTAGGATATGATACAGCACTTTCATCTGGGGGGTTTCTGAACACAGTTTCAAACTCAACAGCAAAAAACCTCAACTTTTCAGGGAAAGTTTCAGGTATTAGATTTTTTAGTAAGGCGCTTACAGAAAAAGAGACAAAAACCCACGTCAGAAATTTTAAATCTTTAGGTGTTGGAGATCCAAACCTCAATTTTAATTTTAATACAGTCGAGTCGGGTTCATTTGAACGCTTGAAGATAGATTTATCTTGTGATCAACCAATAATAAAATCTAATAGTGATGGTATCACACAAATATTTGATTTTACACAAAATAATTTTCATGGAGTAGGTACGGGGTTTGAGGCAAGTAAAGAAATAATAAAGCCAGAGCGGTATGATTTTATGATATTGTCTCCAAGATTTGAGACGGCAACAACCTCTAATAAAATTAGGATAAGAAGCTTTCAGCAGGCAGAAAATATCCTTATGTCAAATAGCAATGACGTTTCAGTAGCACCACTTTATGCGATTCCCGGAAGTGAAGAACCAAATGATGATAGGCGTCTTACAATTGAGGCGTCATCCGTTCAAGGTTTGAACGAAGATATTATTAATATTTTCGCGACATTAGATGCATTAGACAATGCTATAGGAAACCCTGAGCTTGTTTTCTCTCGAGAATATAGGGACTTAAGAAACTTAAGGAGAATTTATTTTAATAGATTAAATAAGAAA